ATTTCCTTAACTGATGTACCAGATGCTGTCTGACGGCTTTCGCCCAAGAGTAGTGTACTCTTCCATAACGAAGTCATAAAATTCTTTACTGGTAGCGTTTGCTTCGCTCTGTGTGTGGTACTTGCCTAAATATACACGTTTGCCCAGCACTGTGATTCTAGCTTTGTAAGCAGGTCGCACTCCCTTACAGTTGTCAAAATGCCAACGCTTTATACTTGTACCGCCGCCAGAAGTTCCACAGTGAGGGCACGTTATTTTTTTGTGCTTATACCCTGTCATTTGCTGCCGTTTAAGTATGCGAGATTCTTCAGAACTGCAATAATCTAAAGGCCCCCGCCCACCACTAGTCAAATTTACTAGTTCATACCCCGCCGCTTTATACATAGATATCAATTCTATTTCATGCGCAAAAGCCTCTTGCTCGGTAGCAAATCTAGCTACTATTTTCATAGTAACGCCGGCGTGTTCTTCTACAACTTCACGCCATTTTAGCGTTCTATCACGCATCGAATATACTCTTCTCCCAGTGCCTTTGCCTACATAAAACACAATGCCATCAGGAGTAGTGTGTATATACGTATAATATTTCATGCTATCACCCACACAGATCCTGAACTGACCGTGACAACTATTCCACTATTCACCGTTACAGGTCCGGCACTGATCGCGTTGCTTCCCGATGGGATTGAATAGTTCGCGGATACTGTTGCGGAGTTCACTACCAGACCGTTTGCAGCAATGAGTTCTTGGGCTTGTAATTCCCCGGTGCTAGGACGGTAGAGTAGATTTGCATTCCCCGTGTATACGGTAGTGGCCGTGCCTGATGTCGCGTTAGCAAAGAGGGGGTAGAGATTCGTAGCCGTCGTGGTGTCATTACTAATGACCGATCCACCCACAGGAAGCCAAGAGGGCGAAGCACCTGCATACCCTTCAAACTGATTACTCGTCGTGTTGTAACGGATCATACCCGTTACGGGTGATCCCGGCTGTTGCCCCGTTGTTCCCTTAGATACCGTCAATGCACCTGTTGAAGTGAACGCGGAATCTGCTGTGGCTGTGAGCGTAGGAACTATTAAAGTACCACTAACCGTACCGCCCGTGCTGGCATTGAGGATGGAGACTGCCGTAGCCGTATTGAAGACCCGCTTAGCCGTACCTGCAGCAAACGACACCAACGCGTTGGCATTAGAAGACTCAAGAACTACCGTCCTTGTCAGGGTCGCTGTACCTACCGTACCGTAGCCTACTTCCCAGTTTCCTAAGCCATCATCAATGGTGTAATAAACCACATCACCGTTCGTGAAGACAGCATTGAATGTTCTATACCCAGTGACCGCACCAGCAAGTGTAACGGTGCCAGTACCACCCGTAGTAGTCGTCTCTTGGACGCGATCACCAAGTAAAGGCATTGCCTAATCCTCTTAGTTCAGAATGATAACGGCAGTAGAGCTAGTATTTGCGGGAAAACTGATCGTGAAATTACCATTCGTACTTGAGTACGTTGCCCCAAAACTAAATACCGCTACTGCTCTACCCGCACCGCCTGTGCCCGTCTTGGATGAATTATAGATCAAAGCGCCCGCTGCGGAAATAGTTGCCGCTGACCAAGTGTAGTTACTCCAACTCAAAAACGCTGTCGTACCAGAAAGCGTAACACCTAGATTAACCAGCGTCCCACCACCAGCGGTATAACCTGTACCTGAAGACTCATTAGAAGCCGTATAGACTGCAGTGGTTGAATCCAGCGAAGCGCTCGAAGTGTACAGCGCGATCTTAAAAGTGTCACCAGAAGTTACCGCAACACCCGTAGCAGTTGCTACCGTCGTAGAAATTGTGTACGTACCCGTACCGCCCGTACCCGTGCCGAAAGCCGTAACCGTAGTACCCGCCGTGATGCCAGTTCCAGAAATCGTTTGACCTACACGAATAACGCCGTCAGTGACGGCAGTGACAGTCATCGTCGTTGTACCAGCGAAGCTGGCAGTAAATACACCACCAAAATCGTGAATGCCGTCCAGCAATTCTTGCTTAAATGACGACGCTAGAGCCTGAGTAATAGCCATGATTATTCCTCTTCAGAAATTTCGGGGTTGGGTTCAACGGAATCCGCAGTCACCACAACATTGTTAAGGGTAATTTGAACCTCATCAAAGAGGTTATGTTCTGTAGTCACTGGTTCCATTATTGCACCTGATCTCTAACTTGAGTAACACGGAAATTATCTTGCCTATCCTTACCATCACCGAGTTGTTTGAGAAGACCCATTGCCTCTTGGAATTTCTGCTGATAGGTTTGAATCATATCAGGTTCGCCCTTAAGATATACATAGGCTTCAACCAAAGATCCCCAAAGCAACACAGACGGGAAGTTATCACCCAACCAACTTGTTCCTGCTACCGTAATTGACGGTGGATACGCGTAATAGTGCATCTCTAAAGTGTAGCATTTATCAGGTGTCGGCCCTAACAGCATCGCTGAGTTGCTGAAGATGGAATAGTATTTAGGCTGACCTGTTGTGCTTGACGTGGGGTAGGCTTCGCGGACGTAGTTCACATCTTTTTGCAAAAGATAGTCATAAGGCAAATTAGTGATTGTACCCGCTGTGTCGTACCCTGTTACAGCTAAAGAAAACACTGACAGAAAGTCACTGGGGATATCAATATAAGGAAAGCTAATCGTAGTCTCACCCGTGACATTTTTCCTGAATGCTGGCAGCTGCACCGTGTTATTGATGAGCGTCTCAGTGTTCTGTACAAAGTTAGGGATGTTGTCTATGAAAGTACTTTCTGTAACCTCAGTGTACTGTTCAATCGCGGTCTGTAACTGCGCGTAGGTCAAAGCCATGTGTTAGCCCATCTTGGTGCTGTGCTTATCGCCTTTAGTCTGTGCTCCGGTACCACGCGTCTTTTGCGTCTGGGTACTTGCGATATCATTAGGATACCCATTACCTTCAGGAGTAGGCACTGACTTGATGCCCTTATACTCTTCGGAGCCTTCTTTATGTTCAGCGCTACCGCCAAAGTTACGTGGTGTTCTCATTATTTTGACCCCTGATTTTTAGCACGTGCCAAATTGCGGCCCATCTTTTTCATAGCCATAGTGGTTACACCACCTTTCTTAAGGCCCTTAGTAGACTTCTGCTTGTCGTGCTTTTTATCCATGCCGGAGGCTTCCCAATCTTTCATAGACATACCGCGCTTGCTAGCAAGTTTTTTATCTTGCTTAACATCTTCTTCAGAACCTTCCCATTTCATCTTAGCCATCATAGTTTCCTATTAAAGAATTGCATTACCCGGAAGTGGTGGTGTCACCACGACACTGGGCGCTACAGAATCGAACTCAGTGATAAGCACGTTGTTCAAAGAAAAATTAAGCTGTTGAGTTGCAATCGGATTATACGCAAAATCGCTACAGCTTTCATTTCTATTTGTATCAGGACGCGGATTACGCAATGCCTGCGGATCGTCAATAGGGTATGTACCTACCCAAAGCTGTGGTTGATCTGGGCTCCAATCGGTTGGGCACGCCAACAAGTTAATCAGTTTACCCTTAACAACAATAGGCCGCAGTTTCTTTAGTGGGTACCTAAAGCCGCAATAATCACAGAATCCAAAGGCTTTTTTACCAGTGGCAAATCTGTTGCCCATTTACCAACCCCTAGACCCAACGTACCCAGAATAAGGCACAAAACGTACAGAAGCTCTATCCCGGTCTTCATCTGCTGCCAACTGAAAGGCTTCATCATACATCTGCTTCAACATGGACACTCGGTCTATACTTTCCGGCGTTTTCAAAGCTATGTGATAGGCCAACCCAGCGATCATTGCTGGGATAAAACGGAACGGAATGTCCATTGTGTTGGTAGCAGAAGTACCCGCATCATCCATACGCTTTAGCCGCCAATATATCAAAGTATAGCCGCTGACATTAGCTGTGGGCCAGATTTTAATATTGGGCGTAGGCGCTTGCCGATCTACATAAAGCTGTATGGGTCGCCCCTGTGTTAGCTTGTTAGGGATCGTAGCGTACGTCGGAAGCGCAATGCGTGTGATTTGAAGGTCAACTTGGTTGTATTGACTACCCTGATTTTGCCTAATGACATGCTCAATCAGATCAATGGTATCATCAGGAAGGCTATACTGTACTTGACCCGCTACTAACGGAATAGAGCCTTGCTCTACAGTCCACAGATTAAGCCCTTTGTTGGCCCATTCGGCCACCATGATATTGAGGCTACGCCGTGCTGTCTTGAATTGGTACCCCGTGCGAATTTCTACACCCGCACGTTCAAACGCTTCCTCAATAATTTCGGCTACGTCTGGGTTAAATACCGTTGTGCCGGAAGTGCTCATGGTTTAACCAAAATGGATGGTTACAAAGCCTACATTCAACAGATATGCGTAGATACCGTTAGCTACCAAAAGCCCTTCCCCCGGTACGTCAATGCTTGATGTGCCCGTAGAACCCGTTAGAGTCTCATATGTAGTAACCCACCTATTGGCCCCAGTAACGTACTGACAGGCCGGAGGAGAGCCACTCAGGGTATTGATATTTGGGTCTGTAATCGTGAAGGTGTTAGCGCCCGTTTTGGTGATGGCGTAGTTGCCATCCGTAGAAGAACCACCCGTTGCACCGTTATACGAAATACCGACTATGTCGCCCGTGTTCAACCCATGGGCCGTGCTTGTTACCGTAACCGTAGCAGTGCCTGACTGCGCATAAGTTCCCGATGTTACCGGGGCAACAAGACTATCAAAAATAACTAGCCTACCTGTCTGGCCTCCAGTACCCGCAAAAGTAAACTGTTTTAACCGCGTTCTACTGCTCTGAATGATTCCAGAAACGCTCAAATGCGCCGCTTTTACATCTGTCTGTTGCATGGAGTTACCTCAACATTTCCATTTCTTTAAGTAATTCATCAGCTTTCTTGCGCGTTCCGAACAGTCCTTCAGGTTGCCTGCAGCAAGATTGCATCTGGAGCATAGTATATCCCTTATTTCGCCTGTGCTGTGGTTATGATCTATACAAGGGCTGCGGGTCCGTCTCCCATCAAGCTCCAACTCCACCTCACACGCTGCGCACTGTCCATTCTGCGCCTCAAACTTTTCTTCAAACTGTTGCCGGGTTAGTCCGTATCTTTTATACCTTTTCTTGTGCCTGTTTAGTAGGTTACAGCAAGGTTTGCATTTACTGGATCTGCCGTTAGCAGCGGCCTTATCTTTGTAGAAATCCCCCAAATGCTTCCATGTATGGCACACGATACATTGGTATTCCCCTTCCGTGTTGGGGAGCCTTTTGGGTATTCCGACCATTTAACAATCCCATGCCCTCAAACTTTTATTGATCCGGCTATTGGGGTCATTAGCTGTTTTTGCGGATGTGTTTTTCTTCTTCATACCGGACATTCGGGCACAGAATGAGGCTTTCCTGCCTGCGGCTTCTTTTGGCTTTGGCTTTGGGGCCG